TTCTAATTTTTTGTCCGTGGGGATCTTCTTCGGGACTTTTGGGTGTTTCGAATACAGGTATGCCATTAGCATTAATGTATCCTTCGTAGTTCCATTCCATAGGTATGAACAAACTATATAATCCTGAGCGAGTCTGTCCGTTGGCGTTTCGCTTTGTAACATCTGAACTTTCATATAATTTCTTAAAATTATTACCCCCTTTATCTAAAGCATTAGAAGTACTCCCCATCATGCATTTACCAATAATTCTACTTCCTAATCGTAAACATGTTTTGGTAACTCTCCAGTTATTTAAAATATTGTTTGGTCTTTCCCATTTTCCTGATTCATCATGTACTAATAGTTTTAATTTTTCACCATCATAACTATTATCTCCCGTATTTTTCCAATCAATTGTTGTATCTAATCCTTGTAATTCTTCTGCTATTTCACCTGTTATAATCTTTCTTCTAGTAAATTTAGAAGCTGGTACTCTGTATGCTAATTCTGTTTTAGGTCGATCCATACCATCTTGAATCGGTTTAAAAAAGAAAGGATAATTAACTGATATAGGAACAACCTTATCAGTAAACATCGTTTTAGCATCAGGTCCAGTTTTAGATAATATTCCATACCTAGAATCACTTGATATAGTAGCTAAGTTTACAACCTCTCCTGAGGCCATAAAAGAGAATCCAGATCTACGGTTTTTAAGGTAACACATTCCATAACATCTGATGTCTGCTTTGCAAGCTTCCCAGAATATAAAGAATAATCTATTGGCTTCTCTAAAATCTGGTGGCCCAACATCAATCTTACTCCACTGCAAGTACATATAGTGAGTGCCAGTAAGATAAAGAGGTTTGCCTTGATTATAAAACCAAAAACCTTCTTCACGTTTAGTAAATTCTCCGTCAATAAAATCATACCATTTTTCTTTAAAATCTTCAGGATATTTATCCCATTCAAAGACACTTTTAATTTTATTTAAAACTTTAGGTAATGGAGTTCTTTCCCATCTTCCTAAATCAAATTTATGTATTTCTTTAGGCATTTTTGGAAGAGCTATTTTTAATCCTTGTATTTCATACACTTCTCCAATCATTCCAGATTTACTGATTACTACGAAATCGTGTTCTTCGTTATAACCATACTCCCATTTTTTATACCTATTGTTTCTTTTAAGTATTTTAGTCTTAACGTAGTTAGGTAAAATTTTATATAATTCTTGTTTATACATTATTTAGACCTCCCTTCTGCAAATCCTTTAAAAGATTTTTCTTTTTTTTCTTCTATTTTAGGTTTATCTTCTAATAAATTTTTTTCCTCTTCTATTCTATTTAATATTTCAAAAGCATCAAATATTGCTAACTTTTTAGTAGCTGCAGCGTTTTTTAATCTATCTGCGGAAATATCAGGTCCAAAATCTATAATAGGTTCTTTAGCAACTTTAATTAATTCTTTAACTGCTACACGCCCAGCTTGGATTATATTCTGCTTCGTTTCCTTTGTGTTCATACTTTATAATAATATCATTTGATTTCATACAATATAAGCGTTCTTCATCAATGAAAAACTCCCATTCTCTTAAGGGTTTAAACCCTACCTTGTCTCCTGGGTTAATGTTAAGTGCTTCTAATCGTTTATTGCCTATTTTTAATATACCAGTACAATAAATCTCTTTAGCTGTTGTTAGAGGATTTTTATTTTTAAGTGGTTTTACAAAACATCTATCTTCAAATGAAATCCATTTATCTTTTTGTTTATAAAGATAAACTTGATCTAATGAAGCAAAGTATAAATTATCTTTAAAATAACTTCTACTATTTTTAGCATTTCCTCTTATATCATAAAATCTTCTAAAAATATTATGATGTACTGCTACTACATCTCCTATTTGTATTGGAGTTTTAATATTTAAAGGAACTTGTACAACAGTAGCAAATTTATTTATAAATTTCCAAGTTTCAATTTTATTATTTAAAACTAATTCAGTATCCCCAATTTGTTTTTTATTATTATATCTTTCTCCTAAAGGTTTAATAATAAAATCATATAAACTTTTCATTAATATTCTAAATCATATTCAATAGATATAGCCATGTGAGAATTAAATTTCTTCCAAGGTAATACCTCATTGTTTTTCTTTATATGTATATTGTAAGATTTATCTTCATCATTATATAATATATGAGATATTTCATGGCCACCATAAACTTGTTGACCTACAGAATAATGCATGGCGTCATTTTTATAATCAGCGCCGATACTTATCTTACGTATTACATTATCCATTTTATTTTTCTTCTACTACTTCATCTTCTATAACTGTATAGGAGCCATCAGTTAAATCAATATTAATAGAACCATACTTATTTTCTAATTCTTGTTTAATTTTTTCTTGATCTTGATTTAATCCTGCTACATGGTGTAATAATCCATGTTTTTCAGTTTCTAACATTCCAATTTGATTAACTACTTTATTTAAGGCGTTTTGCACATCATAAATACTAGTTAGTTCTTCTTTAGTAATCTTTTTAGTTTCTTTTTCCATTTTATTTAATTTAATTTACTAGATATTGGCGTTTATAAATAGACACACTGTTGTCATCACCACTAAATTCACATTTAAGGGTATTCTTATCTATCATTGTATATTTAATAGATACCCACCAATCATTTTCAGGGTTATATATTTGTGTGATTATGTGTTCATTTTCTTTTTCTAATACTTCTTCTTTTAACACATTACCTTGTTCCCAAGATACATTAGTAAAAAGTAATTTTTCTTCTTCATTACCTACTACTAATACATAATAACTACTTGTTTCACCCTTCCATATTCCTTGTATTTCTTTACTTATTTGGCTATAACTAGTCATAGTAATAAGTATACACATACTTAATAATAATTTTTTCATAATTTTAATTTAATTTAATTTAATTGTTCTTAAATATAATCACTTATTTTTAAGAATTTTTACTTTTTAAACATACTTGTCGCCTTTTCCGTCGTGCGTCCACCAAAGTAAGCTAGTACAACTGCCATCATAACTTTCTCAAAAGTATCATTCCAAGTGTTATTTATATGGAAATTTATACTCTCTACACTATCTAATATCCCAGCAAAAGAAAATACAACAATACACCATACTAGAACTAAAGGACGTACATTTTTAGACATCCAAGAATCTGACATAGAATCCGCCTCCCATCGTGAAGTAATAGACTCTATTTCTTTATTTTGTTGTTCGTATATTAATTGTTGTAATTTAATCTTATCATCTAAACTTACATCGGATTTAGTTATTTCAGCTATAGCATCTTTTGGAGAAGTAACTCCTTGTAATACATTTCCTAAAGTAGGATTAATAATAGAAGCCGCCCCAAATAATAGTTGCCCAACGGTTGTATCTTTAAATTTTTTTTTTGCCATTATCCACTTCTTCTTCCTAATAATACATCAATCCATCGAGCCCTGTTACATTTACTACACGATTTTCCTGATCTTTTACCCGCAGCTCTTAATCCTCCTAAACTCATAGCTTCCAAATCCGGTAATTTAAAACTCCAATTTCCTCTTTTTGTATGTCCCCCGGTTAAATTAAGTGGATCAACAAATGGTTCTGGTTCTGGTTCTGTTTCTGTAGGAATATCTTCTCTTATATTTGTTATATAAACATCATTTAAAATTTCTTCAGTAGGATTAACAGTAGGTTCAAGTTGTATTCCCATTCTTTCATTAAACCCTTGACATTGGGGATCAGTAGGATTTTCTAAACACCAATTTGTCCAATTTACATTTAATTCTTCTTGTGATAATCCTTCAGGATTAGGATCACCTGGTGGATTAGGATCTCCTCCTGGTGTCCCTGGTTCATATACTCCAGGAATTACTTCTTCACCTTCAACCGTCATTGCTCCTTCATGAGTTGTAGGAGTACTCCAGTATTGAGTTCCATCTGGATCTGTCATTAATACTGGTTCACCGGTTGTAGAAGTATAAGTATAACCTTTTAAAGGTTCCACGTCTTCACCTGTTCTTGGATCGATTTGATTTAATGGTGAAGATTTTAATCCTTTTCTATAAAAAGGTGTACCTTTACTTGATTTTCTAGTAATTGGTACATTTACTACTTCTTCTTCTGGTACTACATTACTTTCTTCAGATGGAGCTAAACTATAACCTCTAGGTACATAAGTTGTAGGATCATACGTAGCACTCTTTTTGTGGAATCTAATCTTTTCTTTATCATATGTATCCCTATTTTCTGGATCATATGCATTATATTGAACACGTCCTCTTAATTCATTTTCATCTAGTGGCATTTCTACAGTGTTTTGACCAGGATTACCTGATACAAACCCTATCCCATCTACAATACTAACCAATCCTCCACTCTGATTCATCATTTCGTATATTTGATCTCCTGTATATTGTTTTTCTGGAACTACATACTCCCCTTCAACGCCTTGCTGGACATTAAAAGATTTTCCTATATTCAACCCTTTATTTCCACCTTTCCATGAAATCTTATTATTCTTTAAACTTAATTTACCTGGATTTTTGTAAAATTCTTCTGCTAAAAAATTTCCTCCTGTAAATTGTCCTGTATTATATAATTCAGCTAATTGATTAGCCATGCTCATAGCGTTATTATATTCTGTATTTCTTTTTCCTCCTAAATATTCTGGCATTCTATTAGTACCAGTAACAAGATTTTCACTTGCTCTATTAGGTTTTTTGCCAAACTCTGTACTTCCGCGAAGAATTCTTGGTGAATAAGCAGTTCCAGTTACATGTCCTGTTTTATCTACATAACTACTTCTGCCCTGCTCCATTGCTTCTTTATATTTTATCGCGTAAGGATCTTGACCTTGATGACCGTGTTCCCAAACACCACCACGTGGATCTAGTACATTATGTTTTATTGGAGATGTTTTTCTACTTAGTGGATTGTTTTGTTTATATCCCATAATTTTTATTTATAATGCCTCATAAGGGTCTGTTTTTGTATATGCTTCTTTTTCCCATGGTAAATTGGGATTTCCTTCATCCATTTCACTTCGTGGGTATTTTTTACCTTTCCAATATACTGCCTCATCATCATATTCAAGATCACCTCTTTTCATTTGATCTATATGAACTTTCTCATGATCTACAATACTTTGTATATTATCAGGATGTAAATCTTCTGATACTAAAATAGTACCATTATTATTTCCTTTTCCTAATGCTCCATCTTCTATATGAGTAGTATATACCGGAGTATTATCTACATGAATAGGAGAATTCATTTTAAAAGCGTTTTTAATATATTTTTGTAACATATTTAGTGTCTTGAAGGAAACATTCTATTTAATAAATTTTTTCTTTTATTACATCCACAAGGGACATTAGTTGCTTTTGATATACTATCAACCGCAGACTTAATGCCCGTTGTTTTTGTAAAATTTTCGATCTTGTCGCCGAGACCTCTTGGTTTCATTGTATAAGGATTAAGCAAATACTACGTTTACAACGTACATTTGAGCTCCATTATCATCTTGTCCCCAGTTAACTGTAGCTTTTACACCACCTGGATTTGCAGTTAATGCACGATTTACTGCAGCAACTCCTAAATTTGATGTCATTACTGGATTTACAGCTCCTGCTGGATCTGTAGATAGAGTAAGTGTTACTTTATCACCTGGTGTTCCACCTGCTAAGAAAACTTCTACAGTTTCATCAGCGGCTTGTTGTACACCGGTAATTTGGTCAACATTAAGTAATTGTTGTCCATTTTCCCAGTCGTTAGCATTACCAACGACTTCCATTGAAATAAATTTTGCCATAATTTTTTTTTGTTTTTGTTATTGTTATTGTTAATTTATCATGTTTATACAGTTATCTCTGTTGTTTTTAATCCCATTTAAGTCTAGGATCATTTATTCTTTCAGTTGGAGTCATATCTGTCCAAGATTTACTTACATTTCTTCCCGTACACAGTTTATGATTTGGATTTTCTGTACAGAACTCTATTAATTTATCTTGATCTGTTTTATTTTCATCTGAATCTAAGTCCTCTGCAGTAGGTTGTTTTTTAAGAGTCTTTGTTAAACCTCCATCATCATCATCATCAACTACTACTATTTCAGTATTAGGTGGTTCTATTGTTAAAGCTGTACTTACTGGATCACTACTATTAACTACCTCATCATCTTGATTTAAAGGGGAAGATGATTTTCTTGAAACACTTTTCTTACTTGATCTTCGTTGATTCCACCAATTACCACCTCCTTCACCCTTCTCAGCACCTGCTTCAGCCTCAGTATAAGCTGCACCTAATTGTCCAGCTGCTTTCCCAACTTTTCCTACTGCTTCAGATAATACTTTGCCCAAGTCGGCATTATCTGGAACTTCAGGATTTCCATAATTGGATTGCATTAGTGCACCGTATGAACTAATAGCACCTTTAGCTCCATCAAAACTTGCGGATGCTGGAGTATACCCGTTTAAAGGAGATGCTTTTCTACTAATTCCTTCTACTGGACTTCTATTATTAAATCCTACAGAAAAACTATTTTTTCCTAAAAAATTACTTTTTATTTTTTTTATTAAATCTCCCATTATCTAGTTAATTCTACGTTGTGGATTTCTCTCAGCGTGAGGTGCTATTTTTTTAGCTTGTCTCTCCCTAGCAATCCTATCCATATATTCTTGGTTCATTCTTTCATTCTCTTCCTGCATTCTAATTTCATTTTGTTGTGTAATCCAGTCTTTTAATGGAGTAACACCATCAGGACCTGTAGCATAATGCTCTCTTGGTGAGCCTTGTATCATCTCTCTTTCCTCAGGGAATGACTGAGGAGTTCTTGGACCTTTTGGAGGATATAGTCCTCCTGGAACTTTTTGTGGTGGTGGTGGTGGTGGTGGTGGTGTTATCTCAATAGGTACTTCTATTTCTGGTCGCATATGAGGAAGTTCCTTTGGTAACCTCCCTTCTCCAGTACGAGGATCTCGAGTTCTAAGTTCATAATCTTCATCCCCCCATTCTCCACTTCTAGGATCAAAAGGATCTTGTCCTATAGGATCAAATATTTCCTCTTGATTAAGTGGTGAACTAGACTTTCTTGAAGTTCCTTTGTTCTTAGCTCTAGTTCTAACTCTTCCTGCACGTCTTCTTAGTCGAGCTCCATCACCACCTTCTTTATCTTTCTCAAATGATTTTTCATCTAGGTCTTTTGCTTTTTGCCATTTTTTTGGATCGTAACCTTCAGGTGGTGGCGTATCTTGATTTAATGGTGAACTAGATTTTCTTGAAATATGTTCTTTCCTTTCATCATGTTTTACATCTCCAGCTAATTTAGAAATGTGTTTTTCATCAGCTGTTTGGTTGATGTCTTTAAATTTACCACCATATTTCTGATCTTTATCAATATCTTCTTTAAGATAAGTCATGTGAGCTTTATCGTCTCTTATTGCTGCATGTACGTTTTTCTTTGTAACAAACGTATGCATGTGTTTGTGTATCGGATGATGTGCCATTGTGTTGTTTTAAATGTTATCTTTTAGTTCTAGAATCAATATGATGTCTCCCCATATGCCCCATATAATCTCTATCTGTAGCAGATTGATCTAGATGAGAAGATCCTGTATGTCCGTGATAATTTGGATCTGTATCTTTAAAATCTGAATAATCTGTATGAGTTGCAGATTGATCATCTTTCTTTGAACCCCTTGAAAGACCTTTATTTTGATCTTCTAATGCTTGAGTCCCATAATCTCCTTCTCCTTTTCCTTCTTCAATATCTGTATATGGATCATCTCTAAGTTCTGCAGATTCATCTATTCCTGGTAAACCACTATTGTTTAATGGTGAAGATGATCTTCTTGAAAGATGCCCTTTTTCTTCTCCCCCAGCTTTATTTGCACATGCAATAATTCCTTCTGGATTTGGAGCATTATGAGCTAATTTTTTAGCTGAAGCAATTCTTTCTGGTGTATTTACTGGATAAGTTCCTTCTGCTGCCCCACCTGCTGGACCACAGAATTTTTTTACACCTGGATATTTTCCTGCGTTAGAACTCCCTGGTTCTTCTCTTATTTCTGAGATAGTTTTCTCGTCGTTTTGATTACAAGGAGAACTTTTTCTTCTTGATAATGGATTGTTTTGTATAAATGTCATAATTGTTGTTGTTAATGTTATTGTTATTGTTATTTATCTTTATATTTTATTAAGGTACACAAGCTGTAAAGGTTGGTTTAGGGTCTACCCAAGCTATTGCACCAGTTGAAAAATCACTACAGGAGGTTACGAGAGCAACATTCCACCCACTTAAATCTTGGTTATATGATGTTGCATCCTCAAACATCCTTGCCATATTTGTAATATTATTTACACTCCAATTATCTAAAGGTTGATTAAAAGAAGTAGCATCTTGGAACATTTCTCCTATAACCTGTAATTGTGGTCCAAAACTCCAATTATTTAAAGGTTGATTAAAACTTGCAGCTTGTCTAAACATTCTATACAGAGTATCTGCGCTACTTACATCCCAAGAGTTAAGATCTTGATTGAAAGTAACTGCATCATTAAACATCCAACCAAATTTAATTACATTTGAAACATTCCAAGAACCAATATCTTGATTAAATGCGTTTGCGCCATCGAACATGTTCCACATTTCAGTTACATTTGAAGTATCCCAAGCTGAAATATCTGCATTAAATGAAGTTTTATATTGAAACGCATTAACCATATTTGTTACTTGACTTACATCCCACGTAGACATTACTCCATATACTGGTATAGCTGTATTACCTGTAGCATCTAACGCTAACGCGTCAGTTATTGCTTGATTAAAAGTAAGATCAGTTAACGGTGGAGGAGGAGAAGGAGGATAATAAACTCCGTCTACTGGAACAGCGCTAATAGCGTTTGCGTTTCCTAATATTATTGGTGACATATCTCTATGTTATTGTAATGCGATAATATCACTTGCCGTAGTTCCCGTAGCCATTACTCTTTGTACCTGTAAAGGAACCCAAGTAGCATCACCAACATTAAGTAAAGTTACTTCTTGATCAGTTATAGTTAAAACAACTAGTGTTCCACCAGTACCTACATATAAACTATATCCAGGAGAAACACCATCTTTATATTGATAATTTCCTTTATATATATCATAAGTACCAGCTGCAACTCCTGCACCTACAAGTGTAAGTTGAGTAGCAGAATCTACTGATAATATTTCACCAATTGCCCCTGCTGCGTTTATTACAATATCACCACCAGTTATATTATAACCTTGTGGATTAGTTGCTCCAGTTGTGAAATCTTGTCCTGCGTCTGTTAGCGTTACGCCTCCTCCAGTATTAGTTCCCGAAGTAATTATACCTGGATTAGGTATATTAATTGAATCACTAGGAACGACTGCTATCGCGCTAGTTGGTTGATGTTGTGCCATTTTTATTATGTATTGTTATTAGTATTCTTTTGCTCTTTGAGTTATAGGACCGCCAACATATTTTGCTACCGATTTTAATACCTGCATCCCATTTGGTCCTCTATTAGATCCGTGTGCATGAGGTCTTCCTACTTGATCTAGAGGTCCATCCCATATATGAGATTCACCAACTATACCAACTTTACTTCCTGGTTTTAATTCCTCCATTGAAGGATCATATTTATTATTATGCATAATTTTGTTATATAAGGTTAATTAATTTTTGCTTTTGCACTGAGTTGGCTAAATCTTGTTGATTTCCAAATATTCCTTGTGCTACGTTTTGAGTTTGTGGACTAAAACTTCCTGTTGTAATAGGTTGGGCTATATTTCCAACCGCTGAAGATACCGTATTAGGCATAGTAGTAGGTGGAATTCCTATATCATTTATTCCAGGTGTAGTTGGTCCCATATTAGTTTGTACCATATCATTAGAATAACTAGAGGCAGATA